TTATTTGCCAAGATGAGTTGGTGCAGTATAAGTAATGAACTTACCGGCAGCTGTATCAGCAGCTTTAAAGTCTGCCCGCAGTGCCGCCAAAAGTACCTGTTCAAAATTTTCGTTACGCTGCCAAGACAGGTTAATGTTGCCCTTAACAGTTTCAACCACAAAGTTTTTAACACTTCCAATGAATGCCTTTGCTTCTCCAGACTTGCCAAGCACATCATCAGCAACAACTACCAGCGGAGCACCGAACAGTTGTTTGCCAGATGGAGAAGTGATGGAATCTTGTAACAAGTACCGACCTTCAGCATCCTTCTGCTTATCAATTGCGGCAAAGAATGATTCAGATACAACAAACATTCGGTCAGTGTAGTTGCTCAAGCCTACGTTGAATGCATCCTTATTATCATCAATGCTAGTTGCGGCAACTGGAGTAGCTGTTTGCAATACTGCCCCAATCTTATGCTGTTCAGTTTGGTTCTTAATGTCGTTCACATACTGAGTCAGTAAGCTGGTGATATTTGGATAGTCTTGGGTCATTTCAAGGGAAATTGGCAGTGACCCACGCAGAGTCTTAACATCATAAGTGACCTGTTTTAAAGAGGCATTTGCAAGTTTAGGGTTATCAGCCAATTCAGCTGCTGAAACCAGTTGTGCAGAAGCCTTAGACAAAACAGGAATCTTACCAGTGGGTGCAGAAACCTGAACCTTAGTTACATAGCCACCTAATTGTGCTGGGTCCTTAGGCTGACTCATGATGTCCAGCACTTGGCTAGGCAATACTGCTTCGCCAGCGTTGCTATCAAAGCCTGTGGAATCTCTCTTAATTTCGCCGGTCTTCAAAAACTCTTTGAAGTCACGTACTTCTTCATCTTCAACTTTGTCTGCTGTTAAATTTTTAGCCATTTGTTTCTCTCCATCTCTTTTATTTTCTTGCTTGACATCTTGTTCCGCAGTTACCTCAGCTGGCTTACCATCACGCTTTTCAGTTTCAGCTGTATCTTGCTTTGGCTTTGCTTCATCCAAAACAACATTATTGTCATCATCTGGGGCATCATCGTCCGTTTGTGATGGCGCTTGTTGGTCTGCCAATTGCTGACTTAATGATTGAATAGCAGCTTGAAGTGTTGCTATCATGCTAACCAAATCACCTGATGTTGGTTGTGCAGTAGTTTCATCACTTGCCATATCTGGTGTAGCGTCACGCTTTTCTTCCTCAGGCTTGTCAATAACAACCTTTGTGTTAATTTTTGCTTGAAGGTCAGCTAACTGTGATTTAAATTCCTTCAATGACCTCATCTGGTCATCAACAGATTGTTCTTCTTTTTCTTCTGGCTTTTCTTCTGGCTTTTCTGCCATCTTCACAACTTCTTTCTTACTTGATAAAAATTGAGCCAAGTCCCTTTGCACTTGCACACTTGTTTCGGTATATGCAGGAATAGGAGTCAGCGACAGTTCAAACACTTGGTCAATTTGGTGAATTGTGTGGATCGTGTTGCCTTGTGAGTTGACTGACCAGCTATCTCCATCAGGCGCAATGGTGAATCCAAAGCTCATGCCCTTGATATTGCCATTCAGTATGTTGGTATAAGTATCTTTGCCAAGCTGTGTGTCTGGCAATTGGGCATTAAAGTGTAACCCATCAGGCTGAATGCTTGTTTGTAGTGTTCCAGCGTCTGCACGGGCCAAAATATTGCTGAAATCGTGGCTGTAAAGCAGCAAAACGTTGGTCAAATCCACACCATTTAGGGCATTTTGGTCGATATATTCGGTGAAATCACCCTTAATACTTGGCTGATTAAACACGGTTGCAATGCCGGAAATAGCCATATTTTGGTTACTTTCAACCTGATTGTTGCTACCTTGGCTGTCTATAGCTGTTTCAGCCCTTATTTGAACATTAAATGTACGTATATCTTCATTTTTCACTAAATCACACCCCTTTTCGCTAGCATTTGTTGTGCTTGTAAAGGCGTAATGGCTGGTGTTGTGCCACTTAGCAACTTCTGTATCTGGCTAATAAGCAGATCATTATCGGCATCTACTGCTTGACTTTCATCAATATTCACGGGGACGCCAAATTTGGCACCCATTTCGCTTTCTATTGGCTTTACATAGCGCCTTAAAGTGTTGCTATAAAGCGATTTAGTCATATCTAATGAACTTTGTTGATCACCTTGACCATTCAAATAGCTATCTGGAACACCAAAAACCTTGCCTATCTGTGTCTTGGACCAGTCATTGCTGGTTAAAAACTTGCTTACATCAGCATTTATTGCTAAATTTTGCACGTCATAAAGCTGGTCAAGTACCATAGGCCGCCCAGCATTGTCACCCGTGTTGGCATTTTCAAAAGCTTTTCGTGTCGCTTCTTTTTCTTCTGGTGATAAAGCACCCTCAGCAACTTTAATGACGGTGCTTGGATTAATAGCATTCTTAATAGTTGATAGTGTCAACTTGTTTGCATAATCTTGAATGTTGACTTGGCTTGCAATTGATTCTAGTGGACTAATACCAATGTATTGCTGACCATTGCTACCACTAGCCATCAATCGAAAGTGAAGCATGTTTGCACTTGGATAATTGATTGTGCCTCTCTCGTCTCCCCAGTTAACCGCATAGCTAATATCTGCACTGCTGTCTGCCAAAGTGACTACTACCTGTGCCGCCGGTGCCATCTCTAGCCTCATAGGAACATTGTTGCTGTCTCTTGTAATGGCGATATAGGCGTTTCCCGTAAGCAACATCTGAACTACAGCTGATTGCCAAAAGTTAAATGGAGAAATAAGGTTGTTCGGGTTATTTATCACCTTGTCAAAGGGTGCAGCCACTTCAAAACTTGCCGATGCAATATCACTGCTTAGAAGGTTGCTAACGGCATATAGATCAGAATTATTTAAGGCCGTACTGGCATCAACCAAATGATTGGGCAATACTTGTCCACCGCTTATGATGTAACTTGACAGGTTAGTTGATGGTATCGTCATACTTCTTTTCTGCATTCGTTCATACGGATTCCATACGCTCATCTACTACCACCTGCCTTAGGCGTAGGCGTGAGTAGCCAACCGCAAAAGAGCAATACACTGCCTAACACCAACGTTCCTATGATGCTATTAAAAAGATAGGCACTGGTGACAATAGCAATTAAGCCGGATACAAATAACACTGTTGGCAACAGTTCCTTAAGCATTATCAATTTGCTCACACTCGCACCTCCCTCAGATTCTTTGTGTCTTTCATTGTTTTTACCTTTCATATATATAACGTATGAAGTGCGTCATTTTTGACCAATATTGACCTTCAAACGCAAAAAAATATGTAGACTTTTAAAAGCCTACATCCATCAGGAATTTATGGCGCTCTTCATCACTCATACCAGACAATGGGTCCTTCAATTTTGCTTTAGGATCAAAGTCAGGGTTAACATCACTAAATTCATAAATTGCTCTAGACATGGCATCAATAATGGCATCTACACAGTCAATTTTGCTTGTATATCGTTCCTTATCAACCTTTAAGCCAGCACTGTTACCAACAAGAATTGCGTTGGTTAAGCTGTATTGGATAATTGGATCGTCAGAATAATGAATGCGACCCTCTCGCATCAGTCTCTGAAACTCATGGGTAGGCTTATCTAAGTCATGCGCTGTTTGTCGGATAGGCATCATTGGCCACTTGTCGATTTGAACCAACTTATCTAATACATCGCTACTTGCCCATGGGTCATAACAAATGAAACGAACTTGCAACTGATTTTGCTCTATATAATCACCAAGGTATGTGACAACTGAGTCATCATCTATATATCCCCAGCGATTTCTAGCAATATCACAGTATCCTAGCTGTTCCGCCCTGCGATAGTTAATACCGTCTCCTTTTTCTTTGGCATCAATACTTCCTCCAGCATGATTCAGTGGTATCCAGCTGTGTTGTTCTATGTAGTAATGCGTATCCCCATTGGCCTGATATGGGTAGACAAGAGCTATAGCGGTATCATCGCTAAGTTTTGACAAATCGATTCCGATGTAGCACACGTGACCATTTGTGTTGATTGGCACTTTATCAGCTACTGCATTTTCTATGTCATGTGGGTTCAAAAATCTGTTTTCCTTTACCTGCAACCACATGTTTAGATTTTTATTGATGAACTCAGACAAGCTACCATCGGATTTCTTAGTGTCGCGCTCAGCAAGCATACTGTTTAGCATCGTGTTTCCAATGGTCGGCAAAAGTGGATTAGACTTAACCCAAGTGTCTGGCTGACTGACTTCATCTTCGCTATCCTGTGTAAAGTCGACAAGCAAATTATCGTCCAGTTCTCGCTCAGTATCCTTTAGCATGGCCTCTCTGATTAATTTCTCAGTGAGATATAGATTTGAAGTGGCGTCTGGATAGGCAGTACTGATGTCCCATGATTGGCTATCAAAGGTCTGCACTTGTCCAGATGTGATTTTCCCATCATTTTGCTTGATTAAACCAATTCTGCCATCATCACCGGCTTCGTCATGAACGCTGAAGGCCAAATGATAACTATCAAACTGTCCCGATTCATCTGACAAACGCAACAGTTGATTCTGATTAGTATTACTTTTGACAGCATCCTCACCAATCTTAGTCTTGGTTGAACGCATCTGATCCCCAAAGCCCTCACTTTGCAGACGATTAAACGTTGTCTTAATGTACCTCCAGCCCTTCTTACTCTGCTGTGAAACTGGTGCTATGTATCCCATGTCCTGATTACTGTATCCAGCACTAGCAATTAGATACTGATAGCTGAGAAGTATAACCGTTAAATAAGTTTTGCCATTAGTCCTAGCAACACTGAACACCACACGATGAAAACGGCGCTCACCACTGCTATTCCGCCAACCTTGGGACCAACACAATAGTGCCTTTTGCCATAAGGCCAGTGGCTGGGGTTTACCAGTGCTCGGATCAGGGCAAAGACTTGCAAAAGCTAATACTGTCCTGCAACTATCTAAGTCATAATTAAATTGGAAGTCTGGTTGTTTGGACTCAACACGTGCAAGATCCTGTAGGTGTCTAAAAGCTTGCAACTTAACATCATGGCCTGCGATAATCTGACCTTCCAATATTTGGAATGCATATACTGTGCCAGGATCTCTATACTTTTCAGCAATAGCATCATAAGTGCCAGATTTAAGCTGCTCTTTGTAGGCCTTTTCAAGTGTCATCTTTGGAAGTGTTAGATCATACTGCTTTATCAAAACTGTTCACTTCCTTCCTTTTTCAATTTTTCAATAATGTTTTGTGTGTCATCATCTGCATTGTCTGACTGAATGTTCATTAGTGAAGCACGTGCCTGTGGAGATAATCCAAGACTTTCTGCAAGACTTTTAACTTTTGCTGTACTATCATTTAGTACTCCACATGCTGGGTTCTTACGCCCATTAGCCAGAACTATGCCGCTCTTCATTACCTGCTCATATGCCAAACGGCGAATGGCAATTTGCTCACACAAACTACTTACGATTTGCTTGTCTGATTGCTTTACTAAACCTGAATGATTTAGAATCGGTGTCAACTCAGTCCATGCTTGATAAGCTATACCCTTTAAATATCTTGGTGGTGTTGGCTGTAACGTCTGCCAATCTTGTGTTTCATTCATCAATTGTTGCGTTCGTGCACGCTGATCTGCACGGTCTGCTTCATCATTTGTTATTTTCATCTTTCTGCCCACTTTGCCTGTACCCCCTTTCATTTCTTTTTAAAGAAAAAGCTTGTATATCAGCACCTGTAGCCCTCTATCAGTCAGTTTGCATATTCATTTGCTGTACTTTTGTAAGTGCCATAAACGTTGATATACCGGCATTTATGGTACCTAGAGTAGGGCATATAAAATATTTTCATAATTACACATTTTTGGAGAGAAGACCATTTTGTTATGTGAGGTCCCTCTCTACGCTTAGGGGGGCGGGCATTACAGCTTTTTTATTTTTTAAATGTGTTATTTAATATTCGCATACCATTATTTATTATTTATGATTCACCATTTTAAATTCTAATGGGTTAAGCAATGGCGGTGCAAGGCAATAATTTGTCGCCTGCTGTACCCCCTCATATATATATACGTACTTGATGCGCCGTTTTGTGTCTTGCATAGAAAAAGAGCCAACCCTTGGCTGACCCTTGCATATGTATAAAGGTGACACAACATGGAGCTAACTCTCTATTTGCTTAAAACGTCTTTTTAAAGTTGTTTCACTTATTCCAGTTATTCTTCTAATTCTTCTATACGAAAGATTTTTTTCGCGAAGCCTAAATGCTTTTCTGATATCATCTTCAGAATATGTATTTGGACGTCCCTCTTTGAAGTGAGGGTTGTGCGCTCTGGCATATTGTTTTCCTTCTTGAGTTCTTGAAACTATCATGTCTCGTTCAAATTGTGCAAAAGCTGAGAATACTGTAAACACAAGTCTACCTGTTGGAGTGTTATCAATGGTTCCTAAATTCAGAATCATTACTGAAATATTCTTGTCAAACAGTCGCTGAATCACTTCTAGTGCTTCTTTGGTATTTCGTGCGAATCTGTCAAGTTTTGTTACAATCAGCTTGTCACCTGGTTGCATCAAGCAAATCATTTCTTTAAAAGCAGGTCTTACCATAGTTGTTCCAGTGTACTTTTCTGAGCAAATCCTTATTGCTCCTGCCTGCTTTAACGTTTGTATTTGGACACTTAGATTCTGTCCGTCAGTGCTTACACGTGCATATCCATAAATCATAAATACACCTCGATCAATAAAAAAAGCAGTCCGCAATTTTTAAGTTGCAGACTGCTTCCATTTCTTAAACAATGAAACTATATCACAGAGTTATAAAGAAGTCTATCCCCTGAAAATGAATAGTTTGTTAGAAAAACGCAGTCTGTCATGGTACTATTAACCTCATTCCTTGCTAACAGAGATTCATACTACAACTTAAAAGTTATGGACGATCTCATAAGGAGGAATATTTATGTCACAAACTGGAAACTTAGGAAGATCCGCAGCTTTAGTGGGAGCTGCCACTTTACCTGTAACTGGTGAACATATTTTTAACTTTTTGCCAATAGTTGGAAGTGTTTTAATTTTAGCTATTGCACTTTTTAGTGGGTACAATTTTTTCCTTAGAAAATGGTATAACGTTAAATGATTGGTTCGAGTCTTCAACCATACATTTATAGCCTAAATATTTTCATTCTATGTATGAGTGCATTAGGCTTATTGAGGATGTTTATCACTTTCTGGTTTGCAAATGTGTATGACTATCAGTTTATAAAATACAGATATGCTCATCACAGGAGGATAAAGCGTTTTAGTCCTTCAATATCAGTTATTGTTCCCGCTTTTAATGAAGAAAAGGCCATAATCCAAACACTGGCCTCAATTTGCAGAAGTACTTATAAAAAAATCAGCATTGTAGTAGTTGATGATGGTTCGTCTGATAACACAGCTATTTTGGTCAAAGAATTTATCGAAGTTCATCCTGATAATGATATCAAACTGATTCAGCAACCAAACTCAGGAAAGTCTGTAGCAATCAATAACGCCCTGTTTAATTATGACAATTCTGTCCTAACAATGGTTCTCGATGCCGATTCTCTCCTAAAAGAAGATGCCATAGAGAAAATGGTCAAATGGTTTTTGAACCCCAAAATAGTCGCACTTGCTATGAACGTGAAGATGTTAACCTTACCAACCTTTATTGGAGCATGCCAGCGTTTTGAATTCATAAGTGCTTATAGAGGTAAATGCGCTGAACACGTCTTGAAAACGCTTTACATCATAGGAGGCATTGGGTCTACTTTTAGAACAGATAAGCTTAAAAATATTGGTGGATACGACACGAACACTCCGACCGAAGACATTGATCTGACTTTAAAACTTCTCTCTAGGTATGGTAATAAAGATAACATTATAGGATATGCCAATGATGCAGTAGCCTATACCCAACCTGTGAAAAAGTTTAAATCTTTGATCAAACAGAGATATCGTTGGAAATATGGACGCTTCATAGCATTCGTAAAATATCACAATTTATTTTTCAACATGGATAAAAAGTTTAGTAAGATGCTAACTTTTTTCCAGTTGCCGCTTGCAGTTTTCCAGGAACTATTTATGCTTGTAGAACCTTTTGTGTATTTGTATTTATTATTTGTTACAATTTATTTCCAAGATTTAGGAATGTTTATTGCGATGGTGTCTTACGTGTTTGTAGTTATTTCATTATCAGTAACAGCTTCGAGAGAATCGTTAAAATCAAAGTTGTTGCTTCTGTGTACCGCACCATTCAATTTTTTTCTTTCTTACATTTTGACAATTGTTGAATATGTTTCATTGATTAACTCTATACTTCACTTACATTCTATAGTTGACTATAATAACAACCATGCAAATTGGAGTCATGTAGAGCGCCTATGAACGCATATGAGGTATGCAGTAATTTCCTCATATTTTATAAAACTTTACCCTAAACGGCTTTTCAAAGGAAAAGCCGTTTTTTGAATATGTTAAATCATACCCATCAACCTTATCGTCATTGAATGTATAAGTTCTTGTCTTCCATTACCACTTGCCAGCCGGCATCTTTTACCTCGTCCGTAAGTTGACTAATTGCTTCATTGTTTAAATCTGCCAGCTGGATAGTAATCAGTCCAGTGTCGCATCCACGCGTCATTAGCCTGTCGTTAATTATTTGCCTATACTCCATTAAATCCTCACTAGCTTCAATGACTTCTGTGGGTGTCAAGATTTGACCTGTTGGCATTTCGTTAGGTGCCATGTATTCAAGATTCTCTTTAAAACCATCATCATTGTTATTCATTTATTTTTTCCTCTTTCTTCACGTAGTACTTTCGTAAACCATTGCCTATCTAGGTGCCGCAGGATATTATCTCCGCCTGGCTTAGCTGATATAAGCTTCTCAAGTTTCGTTTTGCGATAGTGGCACAAGGTGCACAAGGTCCATAGGTTGGCTGAATCTAGTGCTTGCTCTGGTGAACACAGTCGTCTTGGCACGATATGGTCGACTATCTTTCGGTCTTGAACAACATTGCCACACACTTGACAGGTTGCTCCATCACGGGCATATGTGGCATCTCGTACCTTTGTCCATTGCTTGCTGTGATAAAAGGCAGTGGCTTCTGGGTCTCGCTCTGTTTGGTCATATTGCTTTGCTTGCTGTGCTTTAATGGCTTTCCCTAGCTTGCTCTTGCAATATGCATCCTTCTTGGCTTGCCACTCTTGTTCATGTCGCTTTTGGTGCTCAGGACAATAGCGCTTGGAAAATTTGATTATCCTGTGACATAGTGGCTCATTACATTCATGCCAAAGATTTTTTCCCTGTCGTCTGGTCAAAATGGCAAATCGCTGTCCTTAACTTTGGGCGCTAATGAATGGAAAGTGGTGTCACTAAGCTTTGGTGATGCATCATGATGCCCACTATCTAATAAATAGAAATGTGACAAGGCCACTGACCAGCCATACTTCTTCTCTCCTGTTGACTTATCGATATACTCACTTGTTTTAATACTCCCGTCAATTCCAATCATTTGCCCTTTTTTAACCATCTTTTCAAAATTATCTGCTTGGTGACCAAAGACTGACAAAGGAATAAAGTCTGTGTCTTGCCCATCTTGTGAATGATAAATCCGATGGACTGCCAAAAGTGATGAAACCACGCCATTCCCTGTTTTAACATCTGTTGCAATTCTACCTATTAAATTTACGTTGTTCATTAATTATCAATTTCCTTTCGATGTGTCGTCAGATAAAGTGTTATCTTCCTCAATTTTGCCTGAAACTGTCTAGTAGACTGATTGAATCTGACCATTGTCTCTGCCTTCCCATGTGTCAACACTGATTCCACCCACTCTCTTGATTGGTGATTATGAAGGATTGAATTAGCTCTTTCAATTGCTTCTTCAATTTCCTGCTCACTGTGTGTATCTGGAGGAATTGTAAGACCAAGCATGTCAGCCTTGTCTTGCTCAACTTTCTCTGAATGCCATGTCTTTCGCTCAATATCCTTACGTGCAAATGTTATGCGCCATTGAAGGGTGGGAAGCTCACGAATGATTGCATCTTCCGTTTCTTCATCTGTCCATGACTTCAATCGGTGGTCTAATAATTCGACGATTAGGTCTTCTGAGGTGTCTTTCAAAGGCTCATGCAGGTGCCATGACAATAACTCTGCCTGTTTTCCAAATGTTGGCGTTGCCAAAATGTCTTTGATTGTCTTTTCACTGAGCAACTTACTTGTCGCCACCTTTGTTTACCCAAAGACCAATTAGGGCTGTTAAGCTGCCTAGGACTACCGAAATGCCAAGCAATGCCAGCCAGTAGTTTAAAATATTAGCCCATGGCAATTGTGTGATACCTGCTATGTTTGTCATTGTTAAGAGCCACCCGGCTGAGGTAAGAACGCTAAAGACGTCAATGGAAATTTCTTTGTTTTTCATATGTATGCTTTCTTTCTTTCTTTCTCTTATAGTGTTATGGTATTAACTGGGAAGTGCAACTATTTTTCATTTGGCAAAAACAAAATAATATCCACCAGCGTCTGGTAGCGAATAGGTGCCATTTGCTATCCCCCGGATGGTCGAGTAGCTAATTCCCAAGGCTACAGCTGCTGAGCTAATGCTTGAGTATTCAGTTTTCTTACCTGTGGTAAGCTCTACTGCTGTCACTGCATGCTTGCCACCTTTGACTGCACGGCGGCGAAGATTGTCAGGATGTGAAAGCCATCGAAGATTGTCAACGCAGTTATCATCCAAATCTTCATCTATATGGTCAACGTCACTAAGCCGGTCTGGATTAGGAATAAATGTCAAAGCAGCTAACCTAGACACCGTGATTGTGGTGCTCTTACCATCATCTTTAGTGACTGGGAGCACTGAATAGCCTCCATTGTTAACATATGGCTTAAGAACCTTCCCCAATGGGCCTTTGACCTGCCCTAGCCTATTTGTACTGTACCGTGAGTAAGGCCTTGGCGCTTTCTTGTAAACTCGCATTGGATTAGCTGGGAAAATGGCCGCCCAGCTTGTCTCAGTGTTCTCATTACTGATGAGTCCCTTTAAGTAAGCCAAATCATACGCGTTTCTTTTTATTTCTTGAGTCAAATCCATATTCATATTCTATAATCTCCTATTTTTTATTTCCTATACTTCTATTATATCACGTTTTATAATATTACTGTTGGTTTTGCATCACTCGATTAATTATGCCAGTTAAAAATCACCCCTTCCATTTCTCTTACGCCATTAATTTAGTAGCAGGAACTAAAATAAGGGGTTATTTAGCACCTAATGTGTAGGCTTAAACAAATCTTAACATTTGAGCCTATTAAATCAGCTTTCCTAAATTGCCAATAAAAACAGGCATCACATGAGACCTTTTTGATAGCCTTGACTTTATCATTTGATGTAGTAATTGGTATGCCCTAGTTATTCACGAGCTGCCTTAAGTAATCCATTCGTCTACCTATGCATTCTCACCTTAAGCTCTTTTTTTAGCTTGTCATTTTTGTCAGCCAGCTTTTCCCTGCACATCCTTAAAGCTTCCTTAGTCGTTGGTACAAGCAACTTTTCTGCTGGCTTAGTATCCTTATAGCCTTTCAGTTCATAACCGTATCTCCCAGCAGACGCCTTTGACAGTTTTTCCATTTCGACTGGCTTAACGGTGCAAACCTCGTCAACCCATTGTCTTGCTGTCCTGTCCTTAACGCTTGCTAAGCTGCTAATAGTATCCGCTGCTGCTTTGGCCGTCATGATAGGCTCATTGGTATACCCTTTTTGAGCCTTTATACCCATGAAAAAATTTATTTCTCGTTTCCCAACTCCGCCTGATAAATCTGGAAAGTAGTCACTTGCAACCTTCTCTCCGAACAACTGGATAAGCATTTCTTTGCTGATTGGGGTGTTTAGGTTGAGGGTAAAGTTATCACTCACCAATTCCCAGTTAGCAGTGTTGAAATCGCCTAGTATGTACACATGGTGCGACTTGACTAATTTACTACCATTGTTAAACTCCATTAGCTTCTTCCCTTCATCACAAAGCTCATCAGGTTGCGCTAAGTGAATAGCCCCTGCAACTCGCATTAACACAAGTGCATTAGCAATCTTTGTTTTGGTGGCTTTTTCTGGGTGTTCAAGCATGTCCATTATCAAACCCTTAGTGATGTAGATACCTCTACCTGGCTCTTTAGAAAGCTGGTGACCAGTTACTTGATTGACGGCAATTAGGTTAAGCGAAAACCACACATCAGCCATGAGCTTCTTGTCATCCCGCCAAGGGTCGAACCTATTAGCTGGTACAAATAAATTCTTAACCGCTTTCGAAGCACCCGAGCCTCTTCCTGATGGCATCTGTAAGATGTTTGATGTTGCAATCTTGCAAGCTTGCTTATAATCTACCCTTTGAAGCATCTCTGGGTAGAAAGCCTTAAGGAATGTTGGCAGCTGTTCTGGTCCTAGGCATTCAATGAAAGCTGGCACAACATTTGTTGTTAGCTTATGTATAGATAACATCTTTTTACCATCAATTTTATGTTCTGTAGCCCCAACAATTTTGCCGGTGCTGACTGTGTTAAGTAATTCGTTAAGGCGTGACTTCTTAGCTGTTCGAGTGGTGCTGTGCTTAGTTAATTCAGCAACCTTATCAATGTTATTAGCCCAGTTTGTTAGTAGCTCTTTATTCTTATATCCCAT